GATTTGATGATATAAATAAAACTCATGAAAGATTAGAGTTAATTATAGAATGGTATAATGCATGGACATTAGTTGAAAATAACATTTCTTTATTTATACAACATATGATTGCTAGAAAAAAACAAAAGTATTTAGTACCTAAACAACAAATATTATTTTTAAAAGATTTAGGATCTAATAGAACAGTATATCAAGAGTATGGTTGGAAGAATACAGGGACATTATTTAAAAGCCATTTAATATCATATGCTATAGAATTTATAAGAGAAGTAATAAATGAAGAGCAAACTTTCCAATGAGGATATTAAATTTGTTGGCAACCTGCTAATAAAAAACTCACCTCAAGATATAGATAAATTAGTAGGTTCTTTAGCGGTCCAACTAACTTATTATCATCAACAAAGAGATTTGTATCGCTATCTAAACCCAATATTTTTCTTAGCTGGGCTTCTTATAGGATATTATATCGGAGCCTAAAGGGGGTTC